CGCTCCGTGGGACTGGGCATTTGACGCCCGGGAGCTATCGCCTAGCCAGTATTCCCTGAGTCTCTATGACGACCTGCTTGACCTACTGCCGGGCTGTATCAGCCGGCTATATGAGTCGCAGTCCGCGTGCGTGGATGCAAAGGTGGCGCAGGCTCTAATTAACTTTCCAGGGTGGACTGAGCAGCAAATTCGCGATCTTTTCCAGGCGTCTTGGGAGGCTAACGAGTGCCGGGATGACATCTTTTTTAATGGCTCCACATGGTTCGGTTGGAGCGTGCCGTACATCAACGGCGTGGTGGCCACGGCGGCAGTGCTGGAGGAGCAATGCCCCGACGGCGCGCCGCCGGCACCGGATTGGTGCTTGCCTGGCGCCACTCGCTACTGGTACGTGCAGGAGTTTTCCGGCTCGTCGGGGGCTATACCCGACATCCGCAAACTTGTTCTCGCTACCCCCGGCACTGGCGACTGGATCGTAGACGCCCTGCTAGAGCGTGGCACACAGGACGACCTGCCGGCCGAGGGGTGGGTCGAGGCCGACGACTGTGCCTCTTGCGACGACCCTGCTGAGCTGGAGACAGACTGCGATCCAGCCGCGGACTACAAGGTGTTCTACGACAAGACCGTGTCAGTAGAAGACTCGTTTACCGACCTTTGCAACTCGTCTACCGACGCGCTGCAACTATGCCCTCCGCAGAACTGCAAGCTTGTGACCATCACGGTCACGCGGACGAACCAGTGTTCGCCGAACTCGCCGGCTTCGCCGGACGTAACCTCGTTCACCGTGGTACTCGCCGTCTGCCCTTGTGGCACGCTCGTCTCCGTGGTTGTCTCCCCTGACAACGAGGACTCGGACCCGGTGGTTATCGACGGCTACGGGTACGCAAGCGAGCAGGACTGCATCGACGACCTGACCGAGAGCAACTGTCTTGGCGGTACGGCCAGTAGCCAGTGCATCGGGGACCAATGGAAGCAAGTGCGGCACGCGATCGACGGCACGCGAGACTGCCTGGAGTCTGTGTGTACCAGTGCTTGTGATCCGCCGGGGTGCTGCTCATGAATACCCGCAGCATGGTCATCCCGTACTCGGGGCGAGTGGACCCGGCCACGCTCGCGGCGGCGATTGCCAAACTGCTGGGCGAAAGCCCCGGCAGCGGCCTGCTCCAGCTGCGAGTAGTCGAGCATGCCCCGCCGCCACCAAATGAAGGACCGGGCACGGAACTGAAAAAGCTCCTATCCAAGATCGGCATCACGCCGAAGGCCGGCTGTAAATGCCTGGCGCGTGCCGTGGAGATGGACATCCGCGGCTGTGACTGGTGCGACGCCAACGTGCCCACCATCGTCGGCTGGCTCCGCGAGGAGGCCACCAGTAGGCGGCTGCCGTTTGTTGACGCGGCGGGTACGGTGCTGGTGAGACGAGCGATCAGCAACGCGAGGAGGCTGCATCGTGGCAAAGCGCACGGATGAGCGCGGGTGGACTGGCCTCGACGACGTTGACTACGAGGAAGACACGGACGGTGCCAACCCGATGCCGGATGACGACGGCAACATAGTTCTACATCGCAAGGAGGCGGCAGATGCAGCGAGGGGACGCGATAACGCGAAAGGCCGAGCGGCTCGCAAAACTCCATCCCGAAGCCCCCGCGCAAACGCTCGCAAGGCGACTCGTAAAGGAAAGTAACGGCGCGATCACGCTGCACCAGGCACGCATGCGGATGCAGCGGCAGTTCGGGCAACACGGCAAGAAGAACCGCAAGACGCAGAAGCCTACGGTCCCGCGTCCCCCGCGAGAAGCCGGCGAGATCCTCGCCATGCCGAAGTCGATGGCCCAGCCTTGGACGCCGTACGTCCTGAAGGTCACCGGCCCAATCGGCATCCTGTCCGACGTGCATGTGCCGTATCACTCTGAGGTCGCCGTGGCTGCCGCTGTCGGCCACCTGAAAGAGCAGGGCTTGTCTGGGCTACTTTTGAACGGCGACATAGCCGACTTCTACGCCATCAGCCGGTACATGAAAGACCCGGCCTACCGGGACTTCAAGGGCGAACTCGAGGCGGTGCGTGGGTTCCTCGGCTGGCTGCGGCAGGAGTTCCCCGACATCCCGATCGTCTACAAGACCGGCAACCATGAGGACCGGTGGCAGCACTGGCTCTGGCAGCACGCCGCCGAGATCAGCGACGACCGACGCATGAGCCTGACGGCGTGGCTCGACCTAGACAAACTCGACATCGAACTCGTCGATAACCAGCGGCCGGTCATGCTGGGGAAGTTGCCGGTGCTGCACGGCCATGAACTGCCGAAGGGGATGGCGGCTCCGGTCAACGTCGCCCGCGGTGCGTGGATGCGGACGCTATCGACGTGCCTGGTGGGACATTCGCACCGGACCAGCAACCACGCCGAGTCGGACATGTGGCACCACGAAACGGCGTGCTGGAGCACGGGATGCCTGTGCGACCTACGGCCCGACTACGCGGTCATCAACCGATGGAACCACGGGTTCGCCGTTGCCACCGTCCACGACGGCGGGGCGTTCGACGTGCAGAACTACCGCGTGATGGGTGACGGCACCGTGCGGTCGGCTTGACCACGGGCATAGGCTGCGGACTCACCCCGAGGAACCAAGCATGACGACCACGACACTGGAAGAGCACAACGCCGCACTGCGGGCAGCCGTCCGCGAGCGGCTCGACGCCACGCCAGCCGATGACCACAAGGTGTCGCCGCGGGCGACGGAACCTAGGCACATTGTCGCAACTACCGAGGAAACGCAACACGACGAGTCGGACGTGCCCTACGTCGAGCACCTGCTCGGGCGGCAGCGTGGCGACTCGGTCCTGAGCGAGACCTACGCCGAGTGGGAGCCGGGCTTCCAGCCCGTCACTCCGGCAGAGCAGACGCTGCGGGACGCGATCGCCACGATCCGAGACCGGCACGGCAAGTACGGGCCACCTACGGAGCATTTCGCCAGGACGGCGTCGCTGGTGAACGCGGCGTTCGGCACGACGTTTACGCCGGCCGACTGGGCTCTCGTCATGGTCTTGGACAAGATCGCCCGCCAGATGGGGCCAGCGGCGACCGACGACGCTGCTATCGACATCGCTGGCTACGCGGCCTGCCACCAGGAGTGCCGACGTGGCTGAACCCCTCACCGACGCCTACCTCCAGCAGTGCGAGCAGGACGCCCGCCGGTTCAGCGGTGCGTACACCGGGACCAGCGGTACGCTCGCGGCTCACGTCATGCGGCTGCTCGCGGAGTTGAGCCGGGTCAAGGGGACGCTCGCCGTTGAGCGAGCGAGGCGTGAGCAACACACTTGCCGCTGGGGCGACGACCCGAGCGGGCCTTACGTCTCGGACGAATTCCTCGGCGGCCTGCGGGCTGATAGCAACGAGTGCTGGCCGGATAGATGAGGGGGCAGGACGCATGATTGGTCTGTACGTCCTCTCGGCGTGGCTCGCTGCCGACGTTGCCACGGGCATCGTCCACTGGTGGGAGGACCGATACGGCGACCCCGCGTGGCCGGTGCTGGGGCGGCACGTCGTGGCGCCGAACATCCGGCACCACTCTGAGCCCCGGGCGTTTCTGGCCGGCGGCTACTGGCAACGCAACTGGACGACGATCCTGCCCGCGGCTGCCGTATCGCTCGTCGCCCTGGCGGCGGGGCAGCACTGGCTCGCCCTTGTGGCGGTGTTCTCTAGCCAGGCCAACCAGGTTCACGGGTGGGCGCACCAGCGATGCTCACGCCCGATACGGGGGCTGCAACTCATCGGCCTGCTGTCGTCGCCAGACGGGCACGCGGTCCACCACCGATCGCCGTACAACACAGACTTCTGCGTTATGAGCGACTGGTGCAACCCGCTGCTGTCTGCGGTGGGATTCTGGCGTGGGCTGGAGCAGGCCGTGGGCTTGGCCGGCGTGCATCCGAGAGCGGAGCGAGAGACTGCTTGACCGGGCGGCGGGTTGAGTGCGACGACGTGTCCTCCTCCACGTTGCCGCCTCCCCGCTTGCTCGGTCACGCCGCCGGCCTACCCCCGTCCTTCGGCGGGCCTTCAAGGTCGAGCGGCGGCAGGTAGTCCAGCCCCCGGTGCGTCTCCGTGATCCGCGGATCAAGGTAGTGTCCACGGGTCATCGCCGGATCGGCATGTCCGAGGTGGGCCGTGGCATCCCCGCCGGCAGCGGCGACGTAGGAGGCCGACGCCTTGCGAATCGCGTGGAACGCCCTGGCGGGCACGCCTGCCGTCTGGCAGAGCAGCCGCATGCTGGCGTAGTGCGACAGCGGATGGCCCGTCCTAGGCCACACCAGAGCGTCAGGCGGGCCCCGGCGGCTCTCCAGTTCAGCAGCCAGGGCAGCGGTGATCGGGGCAACGAGGTCACGCTCGCGGCCCTTGCGGGTCTCGGCGAGGAATACGAGCCGCCCCTGCGACGTGTCCACCTCACGCCACCGCAGATCCAACAGGGCTCCAATCCGCTCGCCGGTCTGCCATGCGGACTGGAGAAGCGTGCTCCACCACCAGGCCGAAGGCACGCCGGACATTGCCCCTCGGCGGGCTTTGGCGGCTCGGACCAGGCGGCTCATCTCGTCCAGTGTGTAGGCGGTCGGCGTCCGCCGCACCCGCTTCTGGCGTGGCAGGCCCGGCCACTCGCCGCCGTGCAACTTCTTTTTGCAGGCCCACGTCCAGATCGCCAGCAACTGGCTGCGGTCCTTGGCGACGGTATGCGGGCTGACGACGCGCCCCCGGCAGGGGTTCGTGGCTCGCCACCGCAGGAACTTCGAGACCTGCACGTCCTCCAGATCCGTGATCAGCGGCTCGCGGCCGAGGAACTCAGCGAACTTGTCGATCGTGTGGCCGTAGAGCGTCATCGACCTGGCCGACAGATTCATGAGTAGGGCATACCGCTCCAGCAACTCTCGCATCGTCATCGGGCACCTCCTTCCCCCATAGTGTACAGATGTTTAACGGAGCCCTCTCCGTTGAAACTTCCCCCGCCAGTCGATCCTACGGAGGGTCGGCTGGCCGGGGCAAGTTGGGAGGATTGAAGGTGGGGATTGGTTGACTGTTGCGACTACGCCACTACGATTGGGACATGATTGCCATGGCTGTTCACGATGACTGGGTTTCGGTAGCCAAAGCCGCCGAGATCGCCGACTGCTCAGAGCAGTTCATCCGGCGTCTGTTGCTGAAACACCTGCCGCGCGACGCGAAGGGCAAGCCCTCGTCGGACAGAACCCGCGGCTGCCCGCTCGATGGCTGGCTCGTCAACGGCCGGGCTTGGACCGTGAGCCGTGCGTCGGCGGAAGCCCTCAAGGGCACCCTGACCAGCCGGGCAGGGAAGCGGAAGCGGGCGACCACACGTCCGACCAAGAAGCGGAAATCCCGCTAATCCCCGAGCGAAACGGGGCTCCAAAAAAATCCTCTCAAGTGCTCTTGACGGTAGTTGCGATATTGCTACTATCCAGTTCGTCAGGCAATTGAGACCTGACGCAACGCCAACCGGGAGACGAACGATGGAACGCCTCCTTTCGCAGCTGATGCCAGCACTCGTCCTAGTCCGCATCGGCCAGGAACTCGGCACAGACTCGCCAGCCGCTCGCGCGGTGCACGACCTGCTCGAACTGCTGGCCGCCGTTCCCTGGAAGATTCTTGGTTGACTCTAGTTGCCGTACTGCAACACGCTACCGTCCCGAAACCCGACCCGCAAACCTACCGTTTCCCCCCGTGCTTTAGTCGCCTTGCAGATTCCGGCCAGTGAACGCTTGACCAGTTTGGGAGAACGGATATGTTGACCCCCTCTTGTGAAGTGAGTGCCCCGTCTATGACTGCACAACCTGAACACACGACCACGCAGGTCCGCAGGCAATACCAGCGTGCTTACTACCTCGCCAACCGCGAGCGATTGAAGGCACAACGCAAGGCCTATCGCGACGCACATCGGGACGAAATCGCACGTCAAGGAAAGGCCTATCGCGAGGCAAACAGTGCCGCCTTAAAGGCCAAGCGTGACGCCTGCCGCGAAGACACTTCAGCGAAGAACCGCAAGTACTACGCCGCCAACAAAGAAGCCATTCGGGCCAGGACTAAGCGATGGCTGGCTAACAACGCAGAACGAGTTTCTGCAGTTGCCGCGGAGTACCGAAGGAAACACCCGCAAAAGGCACGCGCCTATTACCTCACTAACAAACGGGAGCGGCACAAGTGGTTTTCCAAGTGGCAAACCGCGAAGAGGCAATCTGATCCGAGCTTTGCGGTGCAGTGCAAGGTGTTGAGTTGGACTTGCAGGGCGATGAGACGGCATCTGTCTGGCCTGCCAGTTTCTAAGTCAACAAGGATCGTGCAGCTGCTTGGCTGCGATTGGCTTGAGTTCATCGCACATATCGAGGCCAAGTTTGACCAAGGCATGTCGTGGAGCAATCACGGCCGGTCCGGCTGGCATTTCGATCACATCCTCCCTCTTTCTTCGTTCGACCTCACGGATGAGGCCGAACTCAGCAGGGCTTGTCACTACACCAACGTTCAGCCGCTTTGGGCTGCTGACAACGTAAGAAAAGGAGCAACGATCGCATGAGCATCAGCAAACACCCCGGAGACAACGAGTACCAGGCCGCCGTCGCTGCCATGCCCGAGCACACCGTCTCGGGCGGCACGACCCGCTACCGCGACGGACGCCTCGTCACGACCTACGCGGTCGGCGACCGCATCAAGTGGCGAGACAA